TCACTGGTTGCCTCCTTTACGCCACATCGCATTCAGATATTTGTTTTGATTTACTGATGGAAAAGAATTTCTCTTAAGCAACTCCTCTCTCGATGGCATTGGCTTTACGCGTTGGCGAATAATCATTTCTGCCGGAAGAATGCCGGGATTGTATGCAAGTCCTCTCATGGTAAATTCCTCAGTTATTACTGATAGCGCCATAGCGTGAGCGGTAATTACGCAGGCGCGGGTCGATATATTCAGGGAATTTGTCTATTGTCGCTTTTCGCAACGGTCTCATTGCTGTTTCGTTTGTTCGGTCCTTCTCCTGTTTTAGCGCGAGTTGTATATCGCGTCGGTACATCCGTTCTGCTTTTGTTTCTGGTGTCAGAGCAAGAAACGCGTCGAAATTGTTTTTGATATTTCCCAGCACCTCCGCCTTGGAGCTACCGGAGCAGTTGCGCGGGTCATCCGCACCATACAGAGGCGCTGGCATAATGGGAGCCTTATTTTCAGTAATCAGAAAGGAGGGTAATCGTTCTGGCTGTAACCATAATCATCTGCATGATTATGGCTTACGTTTTTAGAGCGATTGTCTTTATCTTTGAGGCTGGCAACCATGTTGGCGATAGTTTCTGGTTGCTTGCCTTCTGCCTTTTCTTTAAGGGTTTGACCTGTTTGTGCAATAAACGGGATGCGTATTTCCATCTGGTAGCTGTCTGCGCCAGTCTTTTTGTTTGTGGTTAATACTTTCTGGAGCACTAACCCGATTTTCTTTCCATGAAATTCAGGTGCAACAAATTTACTGGCGGAAACCATATGCTGCGTTAATTGTCCAATCCCGGCACACCCCATCATGGCGTGAACGACATTTGCGCCAAATTTGTTTTCCGTTCCGTCATTTTTCTGAACACAGACGCTAAGATATTGGATTTTACGTCCGTCGTCAGATTCGCCAGAAAACTCAATAAATTTGGCTCCTTTTTCTGATTGCTTTAGTTCTGCTTCAGTAATGGTAATGATATGAGCGCCAGTTTCGTTAATAAAACCACCTTGCCCTGCTGTTAGTGCTGCTTCTTCGTTATAAGTAAAAATCACGTTGCTCATGCGGCGTTTTCCTTAATTTGATGAACATTATTGATGCCGTAGTAATCACAAACAGTGGCATCGACGAAAGAGAGATCGTTATCAATCTCATTGGAATCAAACATTCCCATTGGGGATTTAACAGTGTCTGCACCGTTGTTTTTCGTGGTGAAAAAGAACTGGTCATCGCGGGTAAGAGTGCGAAGAACTATAGTAAACATGCCTTCGACAGTGATTTTCTCGTCCAGCATTTTGCCGATAGTCTTCATTTTCACGCGCCCCATAGGGGTTTCTTCGGTGTGCGCAAGAAAATAGACTCTCAGGTCATCAGGCGCATCCTGTGCAGCCTTAATGACCTCCCATGCGTGGCGGCCTATCTCAGTAAATTTATCAAACGATTTTTCTTCTGAGCGGCGCATAAACTCATTGCTCATCACATACTGGAAGTCATCAACAATAACGATTCTTTTCCCGTATTCGTGAGCACGCTTAATTACGGCAACTATTACGCCCCATTTGTCAGTGGTAACTACGGTTCCTTTTTTTGCTCTGGCATCCCATGCAAGCCAGTCTTTTGATTTAAATGGTAGCGGCTTGCCTATTGGTTTTATAAGTATTGCTTCCTCTGGATTGATATTTCTCATGCTGGTTGATTTTCCGGTGCCAGACTCACCGAGTATTAATGTCGCAGTTCCCATAATTTGCCTCAGAATGGTAATTCGGATGGGGAGGAAAGAAGTTCGCGCTCATTCATGCGCTCTCTTTGTGCTTGCCATAAACAAAGTTGTTTCTTTGATTTATCTCCCGCTTTACGCCAGTAACGAGCCTCAGCAATGTGATACTCTCTTTTTAATCGACTTAACTCTGGAGTTTTCGCCAGCTCTACCGGGATCATTTTGACCTCCATTTTCTGTAGGCTTCGACGGCCTCACGAAACATCTTTTCATCGCCAATAAAAGTGGCGATAGTGAATTTAGTCTGGATAGCCATAAGTGTTTGATCCATTCTTTGGGACTCCTGGCTGATTAAGTATGTCGATAAGGCGTTTCCATCCGTCACGTAATTTACGGGTGATTCGTTCAAGTAAAGATTCGGAAGGGCAGCCAGCAACAGGCCACCCTGCAATGGCATATTGCATGGTGTGCTCCTTATTTATACATAACGAAAAACGCCTCGAGTGAAGCGTTATTGGTATGCATATAAAAAGGCCCTCACACGGGAGGGCAAAGAAGATTTCCAATAATCAGAACAAGTCGGCTCCTGTTTAGTTACGAGCGACATTGCTCCGTGTATTCACTCGTTGGAATGAATACACAGTGCTTATTCGTACTAATAAAATACCCAATTTTCTGTTTCTTGGTTGTGTCCAAAGTTATATTCAATATCTGGTGTTGATGTATCAATATTTTTCATCCCATCAACAAGAGTTGATACAACAGCCAAATCTTGTTTTATTCTCATTAAATGGTATTTCTTCCGGCGCAATAAACTTTCAATAGCAAGTTTCTTCGTTGGGAATGCAAAAGATCTTTCTGCATTTTTTGCTACTTTCTTAATTGCATATCTATTTCTCCTTTGTTTCCATTCCTGTAACCACTGATTTGGTGCTGGTTTAAAATTAACAATCCAATGCGCAGGAACCAACCATGCATAATGCTCTGTCTGATGAAAAGCTATATATTGAAGTGCGAATATTTTTATCCCATCTTCTTCAACTGTCGCCTGGAATCTCCAGAAAACAGGCATTCCATCATGTTCAGTTTCTGATTCAGGAAAAGGTACGCTCCATGATTTTGTCATATCTCACCTCAAATAAGTGGTTTGCTGCCTAATTTAATTTTCTGGCGACCAACACAAGTCACACCCATTTCACTCCGTGGCTTGCGGTAGTAAATACGGTTCTGTTTACGCTCGACTTCATCTGTCTTCTTGCAGCGAAGGCTTCCGAGTGATGCTGCTTTGTCTGCTCTGACGCAACCAGAGAGCTTTAGCGCAATTTTTCGCGCCAGTCGCTGTTCTTGCATTGCCTGTTCACGTTGAGCCTGTCTGCGTGCTCTGCGGCGATTTCTGGCGTTATCGTCAGCCAGATATGTAATGACTACTGTCATGTTGACCTCCGATGATTGACTTTGGCGATTGGATGGCCGGTGCTGAGCTCCGGCTTATTTACAGGCACCTTGTTCTCCCGAAGCTCTCCTGCGCGCATCAGCCTGCGCATTCATCCAATCCCAAAGCCAACTACTCTTTGGTTCCCGCATTTCGGCGGGACAATCCCATCAATGTTAAAGAGCCTGCCAATCTGTTCCGTTTGGCTTCCAGCGTCCTGCTGATGGCTTAAAGATAACTTAGGTTATAGGTGTGGTCAATAACCTAATTTATATTTTATGGTAAATAAGTTATAAGTGATGGATAACAAAGGTATTTTATTTTTGTAAATGTTGCTGATTGATTGGTGTTTGAGGGCTTACGTGCGGGGTGAAGGTGTTACCTTTGGCTTGATGCTTGTCTATGATGAGGATGGTTGATTGGGTGGTGAACGGCAGGAAAAGAAAACCCGGCGCTGAGGCCGGGTGTTTTTAGTCTTTTCTTTTGCTTAGCATTTCGTCGATTTCTAAGTCAATACGATATTGATCTATTGCTTTTCTCTCGTTTGGGGTTGGTATTTTATACTGTTCAATTAGATCTGTTGTGTATTTTATTTCATCTAATGTGATTTTTATATCAGAGAGAATCTCTTTTATATCAATTAGATGCTCTTCTTCTTTTGCGCGATTAGAGCTATGTTCAATCATTTGAGATAGCTTTTTGCTAATGCTTAGCAAAACAAAAAGAATGATGACCAAAACAACAACAAAAACTATCAGAAATTCCATTATCCCTCCGCACTTCCGTAAGTCTTCTTCTGATTATCGGTTACCAACTATGAGACGACCAGAATACTCTGCCAATAATCCTTACGGTTTCATGAAATTCATCTCTATCCATTACTTCATCCGGGTACTCTTCGCGATTTATTGATCTGATTATCACCGATGTAGGGGTGGCGATTAATGTTTTTACTCGTAACAAATCAGACTGGCAAATAGCGTAGGTTTTACCATCTCTGATTGTGGTATCTTGCGTGTTAACACCAACAACATCGCCATCGTGAAGCGTTGGTTCCATGCTTTGCCCTACAACCCTAACTAGCTTGGCTGATCTTTCTGATACTCCCATCTTTTTCAGATAGTGCTTTCTGAAAACCAAAGAGAACTCCGATGATTCCTCTAGCTCGCAGCTACCGCTTCCAGCTGAAAGCGAAACGTTAAGAAGAGGCAACGCAACAAACTCGTCATCGTTTCTTTTAATGTCTTCCCATACCACAGCTTTTAAAGATGACTCACGGACATTGGATGGTTCTTCATGTGCACCATCCCTCATTTCACCAATACCAGAACTAAGCCATTCAGGACGCACTTTTAAAGCATTGGCTAATTCAACCATCTTGCGAGATCCGTTTGTTTTACCGGACGACATCTTCTGTATGGCTGGCTGAGATATTCCAACCATGTCAGCAAGCTGTGATTGTGATACCCCTGCTGAGCTCATGGCTGCATTTAGTCTTTCTGCGAATGTTTTCATACCCACAAATCTATAACTACGGTTATCCAAAGTAAAATAACAAAGGTTATTGCTATTTTTTATAACTTGAGTTATCTTTGGTTATAAGTAATGACCACAAGAGGTATGCTCATGAATTTAGTAATTCAACGAGCCTTGAAAATTGTCGGTAGCCAAAAGCGCCTTGCCGACAAGTGTGGTGTAACGCAGCCAGCAGTACACAAATGGCTGAAAGGCGGGTTGGTCTCTCCAGAGAAAGTTACCGCCATCGTTAACGCCACTGGAGGGCAGATCAAGGCTTACGAAATTCGCCCCGATTTGCCACACCTGTTTCCAAAACCGAATCAGGCAGCATAAGTAACACCGCTCTTTAACAGTCATGGTCCTCATTCCCGCCGAAATGCGGGAATACAACGCGCATAAGTTGATGCGCATAACTTCTTATTTGTTAAGGAAATACTTACATATGGTTCGTGCAAACAAACGCAACGAGGCTCTAAGAATCGAGAGTGCGTTGCTTAACAAAATCGCAATGCTTGGAACTGAGAAGACAGCGGAAGCTGTGGGAGTTGATAAGTCGCAGATCAGCAGGTGGAAGAGGGATTGGATTCCAAAGTTCTCAATGCTGCTTGCTGTTCTTGAATGGGGTGTCGTCGACGACGACATGGCTCGATTGGCACGACAAGTTGCTTCGATTCTCACCAATAAAAAACGCCCGGTGTGCAAGACCGAGCGTTCTGATCAAATACAAATGGAATTTTAACAACATCCAACGAGGTAATTATATGCGAAACAAAGGCTTTAATCCACCTGATACACACAAAGAAGCTAAGCGTTTGCGCTTCCTTCGTTCCATTGATGAAAGAACTCAAATCTCTTTTGTGAAAGTTGCCAGAACTGAGCTTCTGAAGGCTGAGGCGAGGGCGTTGCTCCCGTCTCTACCAAAAGAGGAGGGATATACGTTCATTCCAAACGCATTTCTGGAAAAGCTGCTCAAAGAAGACATATCCGTAAGTCAGTTTAACGATGTTCTTAAGGTCTTTCGTCAAGGCAGGTAGTTATGAGCAATACAGCAAAAATCTACGATTTCAGCGCCGCACACGAGCGCAGGAGCAACAGGATGGAGAACCAGAAAACTGGTTACATTCCGTTGTACCGGAGCATTCTGAAACAGTCATGGGCGAAAGATGTTTATCTTCGCACCCTGTGGGAAAACCTTCTCCTGAATGCCGCCAGAAAGCCATACAAATCGAATTTCAAAGGTCATGAATGGCATCTGCAACCCGGTCAACTGGTTGTGACAGCAGCTGATTTAGGTCTTCAGTTATGCGACAGACATGGCAAGCCGGCAAGCCGTGATCAGGTTGAGCGGATGCTTCAGGTTTTTGTGAAAGAGGGGATGATCTCTATTGATGGGGAGAAGCAAAAAGGTCGTGTGATCACCATCACAAATTACCATGAATATGCTCAAAAAATGGACAATTCACCCGCACATGAAGCCGCACAAACAACCGCACATGATGCCGCACATGATGAAGCCAGTAATGGCGCGGCTTTCAGCGGACATGCCGCACATGAAAGCGCACATGAAGCCGCACAAACAACCGCACATCATGAACAAGAAGGTATTAACAAGAATATAAATAATACCCCCCTACCCCCCAATGGGGGAGGCGATGGGCAGGTTAAACCTGAACGTCGAAAGGCAGAACGAATCGACTACGAATCCTTCCTGAACGCCTACAACACCGAAGTCGGTGACAGACTTCCACACGCTGTTGCGGTCAACGAGAAACGAAAACGCCGCCTGAAGAAAATCATCCCGCAACTGAAAACGCCAAACGTGGACGGTTTCAGAGCGTATGTCAGGGCGTTTGTGCATCAGGCCAAGCCGTTTTACTTCGGAGACAACGACACTGGCTGGACGGCAGATTTTGATTACCTGCTGAGGGAAGATTCGTTAACGGGAGTACGGGAAGGGAAGTTTGCAGACAGGGGGATTGCATGAGACAGGATATCGAAGCGAGCGTTATCGGTGGCCTGCTGATTGGTGGATTAACACCAACCGCCAGCGACGTTCTGGCAACGCTGGAGCCGGAAGCGTTTTCAATTCCGCTCTACCGGAAAGCCTTCGAGGTTATCCGCAAGCAGGCGAGAAACAGAAACCTAATCGATGCGCTGATGGTTGCCGAGGCGTGCGGAGAGGAGCATTTCACGTCAATCCTGATGACCAGCAAAAACTGCCCGAGTGCCGCAAACCTGAAGGGATATGCCGGAATGGTCGCGGATAACTATCACCGCCGTCTGGTGCTGGAAATCATGGATGAAATGCGTGAACCAATTCAGAGCGGAACCATCGATACATCGAGTCAGGCGATGGACGAGCTCGTAAAGCGTCTTTCAGCCATCAGAAAGCCCCGTGACGAGGTAAAACCTGTACGGTTAGGGGAAATCATTACTGACTACACTGACACGCTTGACAGGCGTCTGAGGAACGGAGAAGAGTCAGATACCCTGAAGACCGGAATCGAAGAACTTGATGCCATCACCGGAGGGATGAACGCGGAAGACCTGGTGATAATCGCTGCTCGTCCTGGTATGGGGAAAACCGAACTGGCGCTGAAGATTGCCGAAGGCGTTGCAAGCCGCGTTATTCCTGGTTCTGACGTCCGGCGCGGGGTATTGATTTTCTCAATGGAAATGAGCGCATTGCAGATTGCAGAGCGAAGCATTGCCAACGCCGGGAGGATGTCGGTTAGCGTACTGCGAAATCCTGCATCGATGGATGACGAAGGCTGGGCGCGTGTTGCTAACGGCATGAGTCAGCTTGCAGATTTGGATGTATGGGTAGTCGATGCCTCGCGGTTATCGGTCGAAGAAATTCGCTCAATCGCAGAACGGCACAAACAGGAAAATCCAAACCTCTCACTCATCATGGCGGATTATCTTGGCCTGATTGAGAAGCCGAAAGCAGACCGCAACGACCTCGCAATTGCTCACATCTCCGGAAGCCTGAAGGCGATGGCGAAAGACCTGAAAACACCGGTTATCTCCCTGAGTCAGCTTTCGCGCGATGTTGAGAAGCGACCAAACAAACGCCCGACAAACGCAGATTTGCGTGATTCAGGAAGCATTGAGCAGGACGCAGACTCAATCATCATGCTCTATCGGGAAGCGGTATATGACGAGAACAGTAGCGCCGCGCCATTTGCTGAAATCATCGTGACGAAAAACCGTTTTGGCTCACTTGGTACGGTTTACCAGCGATTCTGCAACGGACACTTTGTTGCATGTGACCAGGATGAAGCCAGACAGATTTGCACAGCATCAAATGCACCTGCTGCGCGTGGCAGACGATATGCACAAGGGGCTGACGTATGACCATCTACATCACTGAGTTAATAACAGGCCTGCTGGTAATCGCAGGCCTTTTTATTTGGGGGAGAGTAAATCGTGGCTGAGTTAATTTTCTCTGCATTGAGGATTCTCGGTGCTATGTGGATGGTGTCGACGTTCATTGTGGTTGTCGGAAGTTTTGTCCGGTTGGTAGGCGAAGGTAAAGACCTGGTGGGTGTGCTTTTCGGTAGCATTTTCCTGTGGGTGATTATCGGTGTTATGCCTGCCGCTGTAGCAAAAATGGCGTGGCGTTTTGTTAGTTGAGGTAACGATGAAGCAAATATACATGCTTCGCAACGAAGCAATCAGAAACAATGTCATAGACGCAATACTCTCACTCCCCATCGACGACAAGTCACCTCACGAAGTCCACGTTAAAGAAGGCAAGCGGAGTAATCCTCAAAACCGCCTTATGTGGGCGTTATTGCAGGACGTATCGCGTCAGGTGCTTTGGCATGGAGAGAGACTTGCGCCAGAGGACTGGAAAGATCTGTTCACTGCCCTGTGGCTTAAGACCAAAAAAATGGAGCAAAGAAGTGCGCCTGGTATCGATGGTGGCGTTGTCATGCTTGGCGTGCGTACCAGCAAAATGCGAAAGGCCAGCATGACTGAGCTTATCGAAATCATGTTCTGGTTCGGCTCAGAGCGCAACGTGCGGTGGAGTGATGACTCCCGGCGAGAGTATGAATGGTCACAACGAAAAGGGAAGGTTGCATGACTATCAAATCAAATACGCCAGCACACGACAAGGACTGCTGGCAAACGCCGCTTTGGCTTTTTGATGCACTGGATATTGAGTTTGGATTCTGGCTGGACTCGGCAGCGAGCGACAAAAATGCTCTGTGCGCTCACTGGCTAACTGAGGCCGACGACGCGCTCAATTCTGAGTGGGTAAGCCACGGTGCAATCTGGAATAACCCACCGTACAGCAATATCAGGCCGTGGGTGGAAAAAGCCGCTGAGCAGTGCATACAACAGCGACAGACGGTAGTTATGCTTGTGCCAGAGGATATGTCAGTCGGATGGTTCAGCAAGGCTCTGGAGAGTGTCGACGAAGTTCGCATTATCACTGATGGACGGATTAATTTTATCGAACCATCGACGGGGCTGGAGAAGAAGGGAAACAGCAAAGGCTCCATGCTGCTGATTTGGCGACCGTTCATCAGTCCTCGACGGATGTTTACTACCGTATCCAAAGCGGCATTGATGGCGATCGGGCAGGGCGTCAGGAGGGCGGCATGAGGCGACAGCGACGAAGTTTCACCGACATCATCTGCGAAAACTGCAAATACCTTCCAACGAAACGCTCCAGAAATAAACGCAAGCCAATCCCAAAAGAATCTGACGTAAAAACCTTCAATTACACGGCTCACCTGTGGGATATCCGGTGGCTAAGACATCGTGCGAGGAAATGACAATGGATTATTCACAGTTAAGTGATTTTGAAATTAACTTAAAAGTCGCGCATATCGTGCTAGGAAAAAACAATTACGACTGGGATCCAGAAAAGAAAGAAGTTTACTTGGCTGGAATTGATGGTGGTGAGTTTTTGCCTTGCGGATATTTCGACCCATGTAATATGGCCGCTGACGCATATCCGATCATCACTGAAAACAAAATTAGCACCATGTGGATGACAGCGGAAAAAGAATGGTGCGCATGGTCAGGAGGTGATTTAGAGGAAGGTTGTTGGGTTCCTGACTACTGCTTCTGCGGTGAATCGCCTCTCCGCGCAGCCATGATTGTATTTCTAATGATGCAGGTCGCTAATAATGCTTAGCCCATCCCAATCCATTCAATACCAGAAAGAAAGCGTCGAGCGGGCTTTAACGTGCGCTAACTGCGGTCAGAAGCTGCATGTGCTGGAAGTTCACGTGTGTGAGCACTGCTGCGCAGAACTGATGAGCGATCCGAATAGCTCGATGCACGAGGAAGAAGACGATGGCTAAACCAGCGCGAAGACGATGTAAAAACGATGAATGTCGGGAATGGTTTCACCCTGCATTCGCCAATCAGTGGTGGTGCCCTCCAGAGTGTGGAACCAAGATAGCACTCGAACGACGAAGCAAAGAACGCGAAAAAGCGGAAAAGGCAGCAGAGAAGAAACGACGACGAGAGGAGCAGAAACAGAAAGATAAACTTAAGATTCAAAAACTCGCCTTAAAGCCCCGCAGTTACTGGATTAAACAAGCCCAACAAGCCGTAAACGCCTTCATCAGAGAAAGAGACCGCGACTTACCATGTATCTCGTGCGGAACGCTCACGTCTGCTCAGTGGGATGCCGGACATTACCGGACAACTGCTGCGGCACCTCAACTCCGATTTGATGAACGCAATATTCACAAGCAATGCGTGGTGTGCAACCAGCACAAAAGCGGAAATCTCGTTCCGTATCGCGTCGAACTGATTATCCGCATCGGGCAGGAAGCAGTAGACGAAATCGAATCAAACCATAACCGCCATCGCTGGACTATCGAAGAGTGCAAGGCGATCAAGGCAGGGTACCAACAGAAACTCAAAGACCTGCGAAACAGCAGAAGTGAGGCCGCATGACGTTCACCGTAAAAACCATTCCTGACATGCTCGTTGAAGCATACGGAAACCAGACAGAAGTAGCACGCAGACTGAAATGTAGTCGCGGCACGGTCAGAAAATACGTTGATGATAAAGACGGGAAAATGCACGCCATCGTCAACGACGTTCTTATGGTTCATCGCGGATGGAGTGAAAGAGATGCGCTATTACGAAAAAATTGATGGCAGCAAATACCGAAATATTTGGGTAGTTGGCGATCTGCACGGATGCTACACGAACCTGATGAAAAAACTGGAGACGATAGGATTCGACACCAAAAAAGACCTGCTTATCTCGGTTGGCGATTTGGTCGATCGCGGTACAGAGAACGTCGAATGTCTGGAATTAATCACATTCCCCTGGTTCCGAGCTGTACGTGGAAACCATGAGCAAATGATGATTGATGGCTTATCAGAGCGTGGAAACGTCAATCACTGGCTGCTTAATGGCGGTGGCTGGTTCTTTAATCTCGATTACGACAAAGAAATTCTGGCTAAAGCTCTTGCCCATAAAGCAGATGAACTTCCGTTAATCATCGAACTGGTGAGCGAAGGTAAAAAATATGTCATCTGCCACGCCGATTATCCTTGTGACGAATACGAATTTGGAAAGCCAGTTGATCATCAGCAGGTAATCTGGAACCGCGAACGAATCAGCAACTCACAAGACGGGATCGTGAAAGAAATCAAAGGAGCGGACACGTTCATCTTTGGTCATACGCCAGCAGTGAAACCACTCAAGTTTGCCAACCAGATGTATATCGATACCGGCGCAGTGTTCTGCGGAAACCTCACATTGATTCAGGTACAGGGAGAAGGCGCGTGGGCATAAGAGAACTAAACCTCACCAAAGAGCAGCACGAGTGGCTGAATGGCTGGCTTGAACTGTGGGGCGCATGGGTTTATTCAGGTCGTCTGGAAAAGCGCATGAGCAGCGTAATAGCGAAGTTCATGGAGAGCGTAGAGCCGGGGAGAGTTATGACAAGGCCAATGTGCAATGATGATGATGGAATGTTGATTTCTCAGGTCGTCGATTCCGTCATGTACATTGACAAGAAAGCCTTTGGCATCCTCCTCAGCTACTACGCTCATGGTTCTTCCAGGCACGCCATTGCATCTTACTATCATCGCGTCGCAAGACCTCGCAAGATGTTATGCCGGGGCGGCGGGCGCATTCAAAAACCATCGCTCGCAACCTGTCGACGGGAAGTTGACGAAATCCTTAATGCCTCGTTGTTTATGATTTACCCGGTTCTGGATAGTGCGTTTAAAAACCGGAAACGTGTAGAGAAAATTAAACATGTAGCATAGAACGTGTTGACATCATTGAGCAAATGAGCAACACTATTCGCATATGCTGCTGCTTTTGCATTCAGCAACCATCACAAGCCCACCTCCTGTGGGCTTTTTTGCATTCGCGTGCAATCAAAACAAGAGTCTTAGTGATATGGGCCTGAGATATGGTGGTGGAAACATCGCTCCGCTCTTGGCTGTCATATCTACGCGAACAGGCTCTATCCCTAAGGTAAAGCGATGAAAGAAATAAAATTAACGCCAGAAATGGTGCTTTCTGTTGTTGATTACAATCCATCATCAGGCGACTTTCACTGGAAATGGAGGCGGGGGAGAGAGAGGACTACTTTGACATGGAACTCTCGTTTTGCTTTCAAGAAATGCTCATCAATAAGTTCTGGTGGGTATTTAATGATTATGCTTAATGGTAAAGCATACCCTGCTCACAGACTGGCATGGTTGATTGTTTATGGCACCATGCCCGATGGCATTATTGATCACATCAACAGGGTAAGAACAGATAACCGGATATCAAATCTTCGTCTTGTCACTCATTCCGAAAATATGCAGAACAGGAAAATTCAGAAGAATAATAAATCTGGGTACCGTGGCGTGTCTTGGGATGCTAAGTACGGGAAATGGAGAGCAAGAATTAATGCGTCTGGAAAGTGTATTAACCTTGGATACCATGACACAGCAGAACTTGCCGCTGCGGCTTTTGAGGCAGCCAGAATGAAATATCATACCGTTTAAAGATGTAAGCTGCCGTTAGTGACTCTTAAGTTGCAACGGTGGCTTTTTTTATTTGGGTCAGTCGTATAAAGGTCATTACGGAAGGCTGTTAACCTTCTTATCGTGGTTCGAGTCCACGCTGTCCCGCCAAATATGCTGGTTTAGCTCCAATGGTAGAGCAGTCGCCTTGTAAGCGAATGGGTAGCGGTTCAAGTCCGTTAACCAGCACCATAACTGAGCCGTAGCCACTGGCTATCCTGAATTCATCAGTGATAGTTACGCTGCGGCCTTCTACACATGACCTCGTGAAAGCGGGTGGCAAGAGGTTGCGCTAACAACCTCATGCCGTTTTGCCCGTGCATATCGGTCACGAACAAATCTGATTACTAAACACAGTAGCCTGGATTTGTTCTATCAGTAATCGACCTTATTCCTAATTAAATAGAGCAAATCCCCTCAATGAAGGGGTAGAGCATGTACCGTATGGACAAAATCAGAGAATGGTTCAGTTACAGCTTCGGAGGACTGACTGCGATGGGTGGCATTCTCTCCCTGAATGACTGGGCTGTCATCATTGGTATTCTTTGTACTGTCGGCACATTTGGCATCAACTGGTACTACAAGCGCAAAGAGCGCGAGGACAGATTGAATGGCAATGTCACCGGCACTACGAAATAGCGTAATAGCGGCGATAAGTGGCGGGGCTATTGCTATAGCATCAGTGTTAATCACTGGTCCAGGTGGTAACGATGGTCTGGAAGGTGTCAGCTACATACCATACAAAGATATCGTTGGCGTATGGACTGTATGTCACGGGCATACAGGAAAAGACATCATTCCCGGTAAAACGTATACCGAAGCAGAATGCAAAGCCCTCCTGAATAAAGACCTTGCCACGGTAGCCAGACAAATTAACCCGTACATCAAAGTCGATATACCGGAAACAACGCGCGGCGCTCTTTACTCATTCGTTTACAACGTGGGTGCTGGCAATTTCAGAACATCGACGCTTCTGCGCAAAATCAACCAGGGCGATATCAAAGGCGCATGTGATCAGCTACGTCGCTGGACATACGCTGGCGGTAAGCAATGGAAAGGTCTGATGACTCGTCGTGAGATTGAGCGTGAAGTCTGTTTGTGGGGGCAACAATGAGCATGATTTGCTTTTTCATGGCAGCGTTGCTCGCATTCAATGGCAACGATGCGTGGCCGTGGTTTCTGGCCGTTGGAGTGTTGATGTCATGAGTCGGTTAACCGCGATTATCTCCGCTCTGGTTATCTGCATCATCGTCTGCCTGTCATGGGCTGTTAATCATTACCGTGATAACGCAATCGCCTACAAAGAGCAGCGCGATAACAAGGCCAGTGAACTGGAGAAGGCGAACGCCACCATTACTGACATGCAGCAGCGCCAGCGTGATGCTGATGCACTCGATGCTAAATACACCGGAGAACTAGCTGATGCGAAAAAGCAGCTTGATGATCTGCAGCGTTGTGTTCGCACTGGCAAGTGTGGGCTGCACTTCAATGCCCGATGTCCAGCGAGCGGAAAGACCGGCACCGGCAGCTTGGGCGATGCTTCCAGCCCCGGACTTACTGACTCCGCTGAACGGGATTATTTCACCCTCAGAGAGCGAATCGTCACAGTGACGAAGCAGGTCGGCTACTTGCAGGACTACATCAAAGAGCAGTGTTCAAATTAGTGTTAATGAAGAATTTTAAGGGTAATATTATCTCTATTTCTCAGGATGGAGGTAATTTATGCAGACCGATCTGGAATACTTGAAGGGAATGTTAGGGGTTTTTATTAAGGCTGGCGGACCATTGATATCAGCTAATGACCTTAAAAAAGCTGGATACGAAATAAGCAGCGATAAAGGACTCTTTCATTACTACCAATTGATTGAGAGAGGTTATATCAGTAACCATTTTCTAGAAATAGGCGATCCTAAGAAATTAGGACTTACTATTGGGCTTAATGAAATCCGTGAATGGCCAGCCAATGTAAGACTCACGTCATCAGGCCAAGAGTTTGCAGAAACCCTTCAACAAAAGGATGTTTTTGAGAAGCTAAAAACAATTAGCGATCAACCATTATCGGTATTGAAAGATGTTGGTGTAGAGCTTCTAAAATCCTACGCAAAAAAGAAATTTGGTCTTTCAGATTAACTGCCTATGGGCGGTTTTTATTGCCATTACGATGATTCTCCCCATTGTGATGGCAGTATCCCCTACAGAGGATAATTAACCATATATCCCCACAAGCAGATAAAGAGGCTCTCAATGTCCGACATCTACCAAACCCAAACAGGCGAAACCTTTACGGGCAAGACGTCACGACGTCAGCCTGAGCTGGTTAATGGCTTTATGCAGCTGGCTACCGAGACGGGCGAGTAAATAACTCCATTAGGAGAATGTGGAACCATTACACTTTGAGCCGTTAACTGATATTGATAAAGGTAAATAATATCCTGGTTAAGGTTTTCTAATAGCCAGCCATTTGCAAAATCACAGTTACAGCAGCAGCGAAAGCTGCATATGAGTTATATTTAGACTGTAACCGCGCAGTTAAGAAAAATTCGTGAAGATCTACATTTTTTTTGGGATCATCAAATGTAATTGCTACAACGGTGCTTCTACCTGTTTTGACTTTGGCTGTTGCTGATTTGATCCATAACCCAGCCGATAAAAACCCAAAGAAAATCGATAGTGCATGATGGTCAATTAACCAGTTTTTAATTAGTAATAAATCACTCATTTTCAATCCAATTGAGACTTTGTCATGGCACTCACCGACAAACAAGAGATGTTCTGTCGCGAGTACCTCATCGATTTAAACGCCACGCAAGCGGCTATTCGGGCGGGGTACAGCGCAAAGACAGCTAACCGTACCGCATCCGAAAACCTGTCAAAACCTGACATCAAGTTAAGAATCGCCGAACTGAAAGCGCAACGCAATGATCTTGTTGGTATTAATGCAGGATATGTACTTAATCGCCTTATTGAAATCGACCAGATGGATGTGCTCGACATTCTCCTGCAAAACGGTGAGCTAAAGCCCATTAAAGACTGGCCTAAGGTATGGCGCACAACGCTATCAGGAATGGATGTCGTGGAGATGGCATCCGCAGATAGCGCCGCACTTCTGAAGAAAATCAAATGGCCTGATAAGGTTAAAAACCTTGAGTTGCTCGGGCGTCATGTTTCTGTTCAGGCGTTTAAAGACAATGTCAAAAATGAAGTGACTGGTGCTGACGGAGGACCAGTCAGAACAGAAATTACCAACTTAACGCCGGAGCAGGTTGCAGAAGCGTATAGAAAAATGATGGGCTAAGAGTATGCCGTTACCATTCCCCTTCGATTTTAAACATCCTGATTACCAGATGGTTTTTGAATGGCGGATGGAACGCCTACAGCGCATTCGCCAGAATCCTGAAATATTGCCTGCACTAAAACAGTTTTACCGAACCAATCCGGCTCAGTTCATCATCGACTGGGGCATGACAACGGACCCGCGTAATATTGATTATGGCCTGCCGGTGACCATTCCGTTTTTACTCTTCCCTAAGCAGGAGGAGTGGATCCACTGGATTATGGAACGCTGGAGCAATCGGGAGAATGGTATTACCGAAAAATCCCGTGAAATGGGGCTCAGTTGGACCGCGATCGGACTGGCATGCTCGCTTTGTCTCTTCAACAAAGAAATGGTTATCGGTTTTGGCTCCCGTAAAGAGGAATACGTCGACAGCACTGGTGACCCGAAAGCATTGTTCTGGAAGGCGCGCAAGTTCGTGGAAACGCTACCTGTAGAGTTTCGCGGTTCGTGGAGTGAGAAGAAGCACGCGCCATATATGCGTGTTGAGTTTCCTGAAACTGGTGCCGTTATCAAAGGCGAGGCTGGCGATAATATTGGTCGTGGTGACCGTACCACGCTTTATCTGGTTGATGAGGCTGCATTCCTTCAGCGTCCTCTGCTGATTGATGCGGCGTTGTCACAAACGACGCGTTGCCGTATCGACCTGAGTTCAGTTAACGGCATGGCTAACCCGTTCGCTCAGAAGCGTCATGGCGGGAAGATACCGGTATTCACATTCCACTGGCGGGATGATCCTCGCAAGGATGAAGAGTGGTATCGCAGGGAATGCGAGAAAATCGATAATCCGGTGGTGGTGGCACAGGAACTTGATCTGAACTACAGCGCATCAGCGGAAGGCGTCCTGATTCCATCCGAATGGGTACAGGCTGCCGTTGATGCGCATATCAAACTGGGTATCCAGCCAACAGGCAAACGACTTGGCGCGATGGATGTCGCCGACGAAGGCAGGGACAAAAATGCCTTTTCCACCCGTCATGGCTTCCTCCTGGAAAATGTGCGGGAATGGTCCGGTGTGGGCAGCGACATTTATCAGTCCGTCGAGAAGATTTTCGGCTTTTGCGAACAGGATAACCTCGAAGAGTTTCGCTTTGACGAGGACGGACTGGGCGCTGGAGTTCGCGGCGATGCACGCGCTATCAACGAACTGCGTAACGCTGCGCGTCGACCGTCAATACTCGCCACACCGTTTCGAGGTAGTGGCGCGGTATTTGATCCGGATGATGAAGCTGTTCGCGGGGACAACGGGCAAGCCGCACGTCTGAACAAGGACTTCTTCGCTAACGCCAAAGCCCAGAGCTGGTGGCGGTTACGTAAACTTTTTCAGAATACCTGGCGCGCCGTGGTTGAAGGTATGGCTTACAACCCGGACGAAATCATCTCAATCAGCAGTAGCATGGCACTCAAAGATAAACTCATCATCGAGCTTTCGCAGCCGACCTATTCCATTAATGGTGTGGGAAAAATCGTTATTGATAAACAGCCTGATGGAACCCGGTCGCCAAACCTTGCCGACTCGGTGATGATCAACTATGCCCCAATGAATTCAGCCCTGAACATCTGGGAGTTGCTAGGGAGACAGGCCTGATGGCACGAAACAAACAAGCCCTGCGGCGAACTGCGCAGGCCACAGCCGATGGTTATGAGAATTTTATTGCCCGCGTAGGGATGCAGACACCTAACCAGCACTCAGCATCCACCTACCGGGCTAATTTTACCAGTCGTAACCGCATGCTGGTGGAATGGTCCTATCGTTCGTCCTGGATTATCGGCGAAGCGGTCGATGCTATCCCGGATGATATGACCCGCAAAGGCATTCGCATCACTTCGGAAATTGATGCAAAAGATCGCGGCATTCTCGAATCACAACTGGATGAGTTGCAAATCTGGGATGCACTGAACGACGTGCTGAAATGGTCGCGCCTCTATGGCGGCGCGGTGGGTTTCATCATGATTGAGGGGCAGGCACCAATGACCCCTCTGCGACCCGAAACCATCGGTAAAGGCAAGTTTAAGGGGATTCTCCCGCTCGACCGCTGGATGATTGACCCGGTACTGACCCGCCGCATTAAAGATATGGGGCCGGACCTGGGTAAACCTGAGTTTTACGATGTGGTGACCACAGCAACGGGAATTCCTGCCTGGCGCATTCATCACAGTCGACTGATTCGCTTTGATGGCGTCACGCTGCCATTTCAGCAGAAGATGACCGAGAACGAATGGGGAATGTCGGTTGTAGAGCGTATCTGGGATCGTCTTACCGCGTTCGACAGCGCTACTGTCGGCGCGGCGCAACTGGTCTACAAAGCGCATTTGCGCACCTACAGCGTGGAGAAGCTACGCGAGCTTATCGCACTTGGTGGTCCTGCGTATGAAGCGTTGCTGAAGAATATTGACCTGATTCGACAGTTCCAGAGCAATGAAGGCATGACGCTCATGGACTCGCGGGATAAGTTTGAAACTCATCAGTACAGCTTCAGTGGTCTGGATGACATCCTTTCACAGTTTGCAGAACAGATTAGTGGCGCTGTTGGTATCCCACTGGTGCGGTTGTTCGGACAGTCCCCGAAAGGATTTTCTACCGGTGATGCAGACCTTGCCAACTATTACGACCGCATCAGTTCGTTGCAGGAGAGACGTTTACGTCTTCCGGTGCGGCGGATACTGGACATCATGCATCGTTCGGAACTTGGCAAGCCGCTCCCGGATGATTTCACGTTTGAGTTTAACCCGCTCTGGCAAATGTCTGATGTCGATCGTTCAACGGTGGCGTTAAACACCACCAACGCAATCAGTACAGCGCTGGGTGATGGCCTGATGACACTGAAAGCTGCTATGACTGATTTGCGCGAAAATTCTGACGTAACCGGCATCGGGGCATCCATTACCGACGAGGACATCGAGAATGCCGAAGATGAAGCGCCGCCCGGCATCGGCGAACCTGATGACGAACCGCAGGAACCGTCAGGCGGAAATCCGCTATCGAACCAGCCTACGCAGGATAGCGCGGGGGGGCGGAGACATCGTAAATGGTCGCTACGATGGTTCAAATGACAGTATCACGGAAATTATTGAGGCGCTGGAACGCTACAGTGAAATCATCACCCCCTGGGCGACAAAGGTCGCGGAAAACTTTACTGCGGACCTAACCCGGCAGAACGAGAAAGTTTGGCGGCAACACAGCAAGAACATCAGTCGCGAGCTCCGCAATCTTGTGGAAAGCGCTCCTGTGGGCCAGGTGATGCAATCCATCATCGCCGAACAGGTCAAGTACATCAAATCGCTCCCCCTCGAGGTGGCTGACAGGGTGTACGACATCCAGAATCGGGCGATAGAAGCTGTTGTGACCGGTGGGAGAGCAGAACATTTTGCTAAAGAAATAGCCGCATCGGGTGATATAGCAAAGTCCAGAGCTGACCTGATTGCCCGTACTGAACTTGGACGTGCAACCGGCGCGCTGGATCAGGCACGTGCGCTGTCAATTGGTTCGAATGGTTATATCTGGCGTACAGCCGAAGATGGTGATGTCAGGCATTCTCATCGGGAAATGGAAGGTAAATTTGTCGAATGGGGCAAACCTCCAACGCTTGATGGCATGACCGGTCACGCTGGCGAGCTCCCGAATTGTCGCTGTTATAAAGAAATCGTTTTTCCCTCCTCCCATTCTTATCCCGCCTGAATCGCAGGTAACACATGAAATATTTTTTCAATACCCGGCTGGGGGAAACCCGCTATCAGCTGGCTGACGGCTCGTTGCTGTGCAAAGACGTGCCGATAGGACGAACAGGTAAGCAGCTCTATGGTGCTGATGACCTGCCAAAACTGAAACCCGATAAGTTCGGTGAAATAGTCGTCACACGTTCTCCTGAGCAGGTATTCCATCCGGCCACGCTTGCCTCATTCGAAGGGATGAGCATCACGATCCTGCATCCTGAAGATGAAAACGGGAATGTGCGGCTGGTAAATCCCGAGAACTGGAAAGAGCTTGCTGTCGGGCACCTCCAGAATGTCCGGCGCGGGACGGGTGAGCAGTCTGATTTGATGCTGGCTGACCTTATCGTCAAAGACGAAAGCGCCATTCAGCTTATCGAAGATGGCCTGCGCGAAGTGTCGTGCGGCTATGACGCGGAGTATGAGCAGACCGAGCCAGGTAAAGCCGAGCAGGTCGATATTACTGGAAACCATGTGGCTCTTGTCCCTAAAGGCAGAGCCGGAAATCGTTGTGCAATTGGAGACAGAGACACAATGGCAAATCAAAAGAAAAGCTGGTGGAACCGCATGCGTGCAGCCATCAAGACAGGAGATGCCGACACCATGAACGAACTGGTGGAGTCGGCTCCCGCATCGGTTACAGGAGATGAGGGGGATTTGCCGCAGGGCGTTAATCTCAACATCAACCTGTCCCCGCAGCAACCACTACCGGACAAAGCACCAGAGATGGGTGGAGGTCCAACCGGCGACAGTGATGATGACCTCAAAACATTACTGAAAGCCCTGCTGGCTAAGCTGGACGGAAATGCCACGGGCGATAACGACAATAAGCCTGACGATAATCCGACCGGTGACGGCGAGGACGATGAAGAGGAAACCACGATTACTGGTGACTCAGCCTGGCGTGCTGAAGTTATCGTTCCGGGTATCGATCTGAGCCGTAAGATGAAACCGACCGCGTTCAAACGCGAGGTTCTGTCTTCTGCTGACAAAACGTTGGTTCGCCAGATAGTCGGTGATGCGGATATCCGCAAATTGCCGAAACAATCGGTCGACATGGCGTTTAATGCCGTGTCTGAGATTGCCAAAGGGCGAAACACCCGCGCCACCACCGGCGATGCACAGCGCCCAAACATGGGCATGACCAGTATCGCTTCCCTGAACAAACAAAACGCTGAATTCTGGGCAAACCGTAAAGGGTAAAAAATGAATAATGTATTTCTGTACCGGATGCCTGTTGGCATTGCCGGGGCTGTCTCTCGCCCGCAGGACTTAACCGTCGAACCGGTGGTCCTTAAATCCGATAACGCCTTCGCTGCCTATGGGCTGGCTGGTAAATACGATGATGACGGTTTTTTCGTGCCGCTGGCAGATGGTGATACCGCAGACAAGGTGAAGGGGATCTACGTGCGCCCTTATCCGACCACTTCGCAGCCGGACATGGTTCGCCAGGTGGGGAGTGGCAAGAACTTCCCGGGCGACGCCATGAAGCGTGGCTACGTGACCGTTAATCTCGGTTCTGATTTTGATGCCAGCACCATCAAAAAAGGCGACCCGGTATACGTTGTCGTCTCCACTGATGAATCCATCAAAGTGCCGCTGGGTGGATTCATGGCCACGTCAGTCAGTGGCAAAAACGTGGTGCTGACCAACGCTGAATTCACAGGTGCCGGTGATGCTGACGGCAATGCAGAAATTTCCTGGAAGATTTAAGGAACAGACGAATGATTACTTTTGATCAGGCAACCGTTGACAGCTCTGGTGCCTTTCTCATCGGGGAGCTGGAGCGACTCGACCAGACGCTGAACCTGCCACTGGTGGGGTACACCTGGACCCGCGATATCCAACTGCGTGAAGATGTCTCCATCGCAGATGACATTTCCAGCTGGACGAATACCAGCTTCGCCGCTGCGGGTACTGGTGCAAATCCGAATGGCAAAAACTGGGTAGGCAAAGACTCAACCGCTATTGCTGGCGTGAACGTGGATACCGGCAAATCCGGTAACCCGCTGAACCTGTGGGGGATGGAACTTGGCTGGACGGTCATAGAATTGCAGGCTGCTCAGCAGGTCGGCCGCCCGATTGATACGCAGAAGTATGACGGGATGCAACTGAAATGGCAGATGGATAACGATGAACAGGTATATGTTGGCGATTCCGCATTAAACCTGAAAGGCCTTGTTACCCTGGACGGCGTGCCTGTCAACAACGCTGCCAAAACGTGGGCAACCTCAACACCGGACGAAATCCGCGCAAGCATTAACCAGGTGCTGTCTGATGCGTGGGCCGCTTCTGGTTACTCTGTGGTCCCGCGTGATTTGCTGATCCCGCCTGAACAGTTTGCTCTGTTGTCCAGCATCATCGTTTCATCTGCGGGAAACCAGTCCCTGTTGACGTACCTTCAGACCAACACCATCAGCTATCACCAGAACGGTGTTCCGCTGAATATCCGCGCGGTTAAATGGCTGAAAGGCCGTGGTGTGGGGAATAAGGATCGCATGGTTGCGTACACCAACGATAAAAAATACGTCCGCTACCCGCTGGTTCCGCTTCAGAGCGTGCCGGTGCAGTATCGCGGTCTGTATCAGATCGTCACTTACTACGGCAAGCTGGGTGCAGTCGAGCCAGTGTACAAAGAAACCATTTCGTACGTTGATGGCATTTAACAGCCATATGGCCCCCTGGCGGGGCCATTAAGGATGACCCGATGGCAAAAAATAATGCAGTAATACACGTACATACCCCGTTTGTGCTCACGCTTCCCGACGGTTCGCGGCGCGAGTTTGTTAAAGGCCGTCATGCTGTGGAGGAAGACGTTGCCACGCACTGGTTCACTCGTGCGCACGCGGAAGTATCCGTTGGCAAAGCCACAGACGCGCGTAACGAGGTAAAAAATGCCAAAGAATCAAAGTCTGCCAGCGGTAAGTGATTTTCGCCGCGACTTCCCGCAGTTTGCTGACCCTGCCAAATATCCCGAAGCGCAAATCCAGTTTCGTCTGAATCTGGCCGATGAACTGCTGAGCGAAAACGTCACCAGCAAAAAGTTGTTTCCGTACTTTGCCGGATTGTTCGTTGCACACTACATGACGCTCTGGGCGGCAGACATCCGGGCGATGCTGGCTGGCGGACCGGGCGGTTCAACCAATGGTGTTCAGTCCTCAAAGTCCGTGGATAAGGTAAGCGTCAGTTATGACACCAGCGCGACGCTGAATCCTGATGCAGGTTTCTGGAATAACACCCGATATGGTGCTGAATTTTATCAGTTGATCACGATGTTCGGTGCAGGTGGTCGCCAGCTATGAGTTTCAAAAGCGGTGTAACAACGAGGGTGGATAACGCTAAGGCCATTCTGGATGCGCTCAGGTCGTTAACCAAAAAAGATGTGCTGGTCGGCATCCCTTCGGAAGACAGCGAGCGGGATGATGTTCCGTTTGGTAATGCGGGCATCGGTTACCTCAACGAATACGGCTCACCAGAGCAGAACATCCCGCCACGACCTCACCTGGTCCCCGGCGTTAAATCGGCAGAAGAGCAGACGGTGCCGCAGCTCAAAGCCGCGGCGCAGGCTGCACTTGATGGTAATGCTGCGGGAGCAGAAAGCGCACTCAACCGTGCCGGAACACTGGCCGCTAATGGCGTCAGGCGTTACATGACCATTACCGGCTTTACGCCGCTTGCTGACAGTACTGTTGAAGCCCGGGCTCGTCGGGGGCGCAAGGGGGCAACACTGGAACTTGCCCGGCGTGCTGCTGGCGAATCTCCGGGAACCGAACTGGCGAAACCATTAATTGATACCGGGCAATATCGCAGAGCTATTACCCATGTTGTGAGGGATAAAGATGCCGACTCTTGATGTAACAGATGTGCTTTTTGACCCCGATTTTTGCGACTTCAATTTGTGGGTAACACGCCGTGTGCAAACGGTGGATGAGGACGGGATCGGCAGCGACAGCGAAGTTAAAAAGCAGTTTGCCGGAGTCGTAACTGTTGATCGCTCTCTGGAAAACCGTCGTATGCAGGCCGGGCAGGTAATCAGTGGTGCAATTCTGATTGTGACGACTGAGCGACTGACGCAGGGACAGACTGGCCGTGATGCCGATATCGTGACGTATCAGGGCCGTGATTATCGTGTGACTTTCGTCGACCCGTATACAGCGTATGGTGCCGGATTTGTTCAGGCGCATTGTGAGTTGCTGCCGTTTGATGGGGGAACTCCGGTTGAGCAATAACACCAGTACAGAGCGCGGATGGTTAATACCAACCAGTGGCGATCCGGATTATGACGAAGCGCTCGACAGGCTGTTAAGCCAGTGGATGCGTAACGTTTCCGGTCTGTCTGCCGGGATGGTTCGCCCGCGCTGGCAGAAAGAGCAGCCGCCACTGCTACCGGTTGAAACGAACTGGTGTGCGTTTGGGGTTATCGGATGGTCAGGTGATGACAGTCCGGCATTCACCAGACAGACCGATGATGGCTCTCAGCTCTGGCGGCATGAAACGATTGAGTGTATGGCTTCGTTTTATGGACCGGCGGGGATGGTGTATGCGTCCCGGTTTCGTGACGGTATATCTGTGCCGCAGAACAATGCAGCACTGAATGCGCTGGGGCTGTCTCTTGGCGATTACACAGGTCTGACTCCCTTCCCTGAACTTATTAATCAGCAATGGGTCCGCCGCTACGATATGACGGTACGCCTGCGCCGGAAGGTTGTGCGCGAGTACGGTATTAAATCGCTGGTGGAAGCACCAGTCATCTTTTTCGGAGATTAAGCTATGGCACAGGGCTTGCCTGTATCAAACGTTGTTAATGTTGATGTGATCATGTCGCCGCGTGCAGCATCAGGGCGAAATTTTGGTGCATTACTCATTCTCGGCCCGTCCACAATCATTCCGGTAAGTGAGCGCATTCGTCGTTATTCTGCCGCGGAAGATATTGGAAAAGATTTTGGCGTGGAATCACCAGAATATAAAGCTGCGCAGGTGTTTTTCTCACAATCACCGAAACCTCAGGAGGTTTTTGTTGGTCGTTGGGTGAAAACGAAGGGAGACAGCGAACAGGCCACGCCTGAGACGCTGGAGCAGGCTGTGAATGCCATGCTTGATTATACTTCATGGTATGGGCTGGGGATTGCAGACGATGCAGATATTCCGGATGCAGACTGGCTGAAAGTGGCTGCGGCGATCGAATCCTCTTCTGTAAGCCGTATTCTGGCGATTACGACAAGCGATGAGAAATGCCTGCAGACTGCATCCAGAGATGATTTGGCATCAAAACTGAAAACCGCCGGATATTCACGCAGTTTTATTCAGTATTCATCGGGTAATAAATACGCTGCGTTATCTGCATTTGGCCGGGCATTCACGGTTAATTTCAATGGCAGTAATACCGCGATTACGCTCAAGTTTAAGCAGGAGCCGGGTGTCGGGTATGAAACACTGACAGTCAGCCAGGCATCGGCACTTGATGCAAAAAACTGCAATGTGTTCGTGTACTACCAGAATGATACAGCTATCCTCCAGCAGGGAGTGATGGCTAACGGCGATTTCTTTGATGAACGCCACGGCCTGGACTGGTTACAGAATTATGTGCAGACCAACCTCTATAACCTGCTTTATACCAGCACCACGAAGGTTCCCCAGACTGAAGCCGGTATTACCCGACTGTTATCAAATGTTGAAAAATCACTGGATCAGGCCGTTCAGAATGGACTGATTGCTCCGGGCGTATGGAACGGTGGCGACCTTGGCCAGTTGTCATCAGGTGACACGCTGCCCAAAGGTTATTACGTATACGCCCAGTCGCTGGATGAACAGGCACAATCAGAACGTGAAGCCCGTAAGGCTCCGGTGATTCAGGCTGCAATAAAACTTGCAGGCGCGGTTCATTACGCTGACGTACAGATTAACGTTGTTCGCTAAGGGGAAGTGAATGTCTACCTATTCTTTTATGGATGTCACTGCGACGCTGACCGGGCCGACCGGTTCGATTGACCTCGGGTACGGTTCTGCAAGTTCTGAAGAGGGGATTGTGGTTGCGATGGGCGGTCCTAAAAACACCATGACCATCGGTGCTGATGGCGAAGTGATGCACAGTCTCCATGCAGATAAAAGCGGGACGATTACCGTTAACCTTCTGAAGACATCACCGACAAATAAAAAATTGTCGCTGGCGTATAACGCACAGAGCCAGTCTTCTGCCACATGGGGGAATAACGTTATTGTGATCCGAAACAAGGTCAGCGGCGACATCATCACGGCACGTAGTGTTGCGTTCCAGAAACAACCGGATAATGCCAACGCTAAAACCGGTAATACGATGCCGTGGGTGTTTGACTGCGGCAAGATTGACCAGGTTCTCGGGGAGTTTTAATACATGGAATTCGAAATCAAAGGCGTGAAATATCGCGTGGCAAAACTCAGCGTTTTTGACCAGCTGAAAGTGACCCGCAAACTTCTGCCGGTGCTGGCAGGAATGATGTCAGATTTCGGGAGCATTCGCTCCCGTTTGCCTGCTGATGGCAAAATCGACACCGTGAAATTCGAGCAGTTAAAACCGGTGTTTGAAACCATGCTCCCGCGTATCGCTGAGGAACTGTCTTCCCTGACTGAAGAAGATACCAACGCGATTATTCATCCTTGCCTGGCCGTAGTATCACGTAAGCACATGGACGGATGGACGCCGGTATTCAACAGCGGTCAGCTGATGTTCGATGATATCGACCTGCTAACCATGCTGCAGCTGGTGGCGCGGGTGGTCGCCGATTCACTGGGAAATTTTTTGCCTACACCCCTTACCAGCACGACACAGAGCCTGCAACAGGGCTGACGTTTAACAGCCTGCCGGACGGGCTGTCCTACCTTCTCAATCCGGTTGACGCCGGGTTAATTCCTTATACAGCACTGAAAGATGGCTCTGTCGATTTGTACGACATTGCTCTCTTGAATGACCATCTGGCGGTAAAAGCGGATAACCAGCGGCGCATTGAGAAATGGAGAGAGGATAATGAACGCTGAAACTATTAAAGATTTCCTCGTCTCGCTTGGCTTCAGTGTGGATGATGCAGGAGCGAAAAAGTTCGGTTCTGTCCTCGCCGGTACAACTGCAAATGTCATCAAAATGGGGCTGGCCGTTGAAGGAGCCGCGCTGTCCGTGGTGGCCTTCACGGCTAAGATCGCCTCCGGTCTGGATAATCTTTACTGGGCGTCACAGCGCACCGGCGCGACAGTCCAGGGAATTCAGTCTATTGGCTATGCGGTTTCGCAGGTTGGCGGCAGCGTGGACGCTGCGCGATCTTCTCTGGAAAACCTCTCCCGGTTTATTCGTAATAATCCCGGGGCGGAGGGATTTCTGAATCGTCTGGGGGTACAGACCCGTGACGCCAGCGGTAACATGCGCGACATGGCCGCTATCTTTACGGGCGTCGGCCAGAAGCTCAGCAGCATGCCGTATTACCGGGCTAACCAGTATGCGCAGATGCTGGGCATTGACGAAAATACCCTTATGGCGATGCGCCGGGGTGTGGGGGGGTTCTCCGGGCAGTACAGCGCAATGGCGAAAGCTATCGGCTTCAATGCTGACGAGGCGGCCAGAAGCTCCAACAAATTCATGACCTCCCTGCGCGAGTTCGGCGCGATGGCAGGCATGGCCCGTGACAAAATCGGCTCTAATCTTGCGGGTGGGCTTGCGGGTTCGCTGGACACCCTGCGCCGCCATATCCTGGACAACTTCCCTCGTATCGAGCAGACCCTGACGAAAGCCATAAAAGGCATTCTGGCGATCGGAGACATCATCGGGCGGCTGTTCTTCAGGCTAATTGAGGGAACATCCAGCCTTATCACCTGGTGGCAATCGCTGGATAAGCAAACGCGGGAGCTCATCTCGCTGTTTGGCGCGCTGACGATTGCGCTGCGCATTCTGAACAGTACGTTCTGGATGTCGCCGATTGGTCTCATTACCGCGCTGGCGGCGGGGATTGCCCTTCTGTGGGAGGACTATCAGACCTGGAAGGAAGGCGGCGACAGCCTGATTGACTGGGGCAAGTGGAAGCCGGAGGTCGATGCCGCGCTGAAGATGGTTCGTGACCTGAAAGGGTCTGTTAATGAACTGGCGAAAGCGCTGGCGAAACTGCTCAATATTGACCCAAAATCATGGTCCCTGAAGTGGGATTTCAGCAACTTCATCGACCAGATGGGCGAATTCAGCAAAATGCTGAACATGATCGCCGACCTGCTCAACGCTATCAAAGATGGCCGCTGGGCTGATGCCGTCATCATCGGCAAACAGATACTTAATCAGGGCAGCGAAAATCCGTCAGCGATGCCGATGGTTACAGACAGCGCTAACAGTACTGCCGACTGGATTAAAGAGCACTGGGGATTCGATCCCCGCAGTGTGGGCCGGACGGTACGCGGCTGGTTTGGTGATGATGAGCCGGAACAATATGCACAGGCTACGAAACGAGGAGAACGGAATAACAATCCGGGAAACCTTAATTTTGCTGGTCAGGCAGGGGCTTCTCTTGAACGCCCGGGCGGGCGATTTGCCAGATTTGAAACTGCTTTTGATGGATTACGGGCTCTTGCTCGTCAGTTAATGCTGTACGCCGGACGGGGAATAAACAGTGTGGAGAAAATTATCTCTACTTGGGCACCTGCGTCTGATAATAACAACACAACTGCGTATATCAGGGCTGTATCGCAACGACTGGGAGTGGATCCCCGGGCTGCCCTGAATATGAGCGATCCGCAAACCATGTCAGCATTGATGAGCAGCATTATCCAGCATGAGAATGGAAGAAATATCTATTCTCGAGAGCTGATTAATAAGGCTGCCGTGGCGGGAATTAGTGGCAAAATGACAGAGGTTAACCAGCAAAATACTTACCACATTTACGGTGGCGGAGATCCGCACGCTGTCGGTAATGAGGTTGCACGTCGGCAACAGTCTGCAAATGCTCAGGTCATGCGAAGTAATCAGGTGAGGGTGGGTTAGTGGATATTCTCTCTACACTTTTTCATCAGCAGAGCAGAAAAATAGGAATGATTGTTCCCAGTGTTGTTATTTCAGAGAAGCATACAGATATGCTTGAAATAACAGAGCATCCGGTAGAGGTCGGGGCCGCTGTCGCTGATCATGCCTATAAAAAACCGTCAGAAGTGGTGATGGAGGTTGGTTTCGCCGGTGGCGGCGCATTGCTGGATTTTGCCAGTAATCTGACGGCTACCAGCCTGCTCGGCCTGAGTCCTCAGCAGACGTATCAGGAGCTACTGGATCTGCAGGAAAGCCGTATCCCCTTCGATGTGGTAACCGGTAAACGACTGTACAGCAACATGTTGATCCGGGCGCTGGAAGTGACGACGGACAAGACAACCGAAAACGTCCTGTCCGCCGTCCTCACCCTGAGGGAGGTCCTTATCTCCCGGACACAGCAGATTACCGTCGCGGATAAAACCAACATGAAGGAAGGGGCCAGCACGTCGGCGGTACAGAACAGCGGCAACAAAACCACAAAGCCTCCAGATACTTCACTGCTGAAAAGCATCACTGGTAACGTGGCGTCATTACTGGGAGGCGGCTAATGACAATTCAGGAAATTCCGCTGACAGCGGACAACCAGCAGTTCAGCATCGTCCTGGGTGGTGTCACCTGGCGGATTAGCATCATATGGCGCGATCCTTACTGGATTATGGACCTGCAGAACGACAGAGGGGAGCCGGTAATCTCCGGTATTCCTCTCGTCACTGGCGCTGATCTGCTGGCGCAGTACGCCTGTATGGGACTTGGTTTTAAGCTGTTGGTGGTCTGCGATGACAACACACAGGATTATCCCACGAAAACTGACCTGGGCGGCCGCAGTCATTTACTGGTATCAACGGAGTAAGCATGTCACAGAACTGGATGAGACATTTCGAGCTGCAGCTTGTGGACGGGAACGGTCAGGGAATTGAGCTAAGTGATTTCAAAGTCACCTTTACGATCGACTGGTTCAACATCAGCAGCGCGTCCCGGGTAGGGACTATCAAAATTTATAACCTCTCGGCAGATACTGTGAACCGAATCACCGGGAAGGAATTTTCGAAAGTGCGGCTGATTGCCGGTTACGACGGTATCGCGCCGGAGGTGGCGGCAAGCGACGTCGGGACCGTGCGCGAAGTCGACGCGGCAGATGTGGGCCAGAGTGATGGCCGCAACTACGGGCTGATTTTCAGCGGAGAAATTCGCTACTCGGTCACAGGAAAAGACAGCCCTATTGATTCCTATGTCCTGATTCAGGCAGCAGATACGGATCTGGCATTTGCCACCAGTATAACCTCACAGACGCTGGCTGCCGGTTACACGGTCGCTGATGTGAACCGTGCGCTGATGAAAGACTTCGAAGCCAAAGGCGCGACCGAAGGCCTGACGCCTGAAATGCCTGCTACTGTATTCCCCCGGGGGCGGGTGCTCTTTGGCATGACGCGGCATCTTATGGATAACGTAGCCGGGCAATGTGGCGCAACATGGCAATTCGTGGACGGTCAACGCCAGATGGTGGCGAATAACGAATATGTTCATGAAGCGATTGTGCTCAACAGCGACACCGGGCTTATCAGCATGCCGCAGCAGACTATCGGCAACGGCGTAAACGTCCGCGCGCTTATTAATCCGAACATCCGGGTTAATGGGCTCATTCAACTGGATCAGGCTTCCGTATATCGCACCGCGTTGTCGAACAACGATATTGCGATGGCTGGTGGGCAGATCACCGACCAGAACACGGACGGAAATATCACGCTAAGCGGCACCACAGCACAACCTGCCAGCATCGCAACGGATGGCGTTTATATTGTGCGCGGGATTATGTACACTGGCGATACAAGGGGCCAGGCGTGGTACATGGATATGATGTGCGAAGCGCGTGGCGCGGCGGATCTTCAAAGTCAAGGAGCAATGAATCGGTGGGGATAAGATTGAATAAGAAAGCCATTTTTATTGCAATAAGTTTACTTGTTCCGATGTCGGGATTAGCCGCTCCTGGGAAGTATGAAAAAATGGCTGTTGATTTAATGGATCAGCAAAAGTTTACGCAGTGGCAACATTACGCCTCTGCTACTCCTTTTTTCGCTATGAATGGTCGCAGATTCGCCATGACCATTGATGATTTCGCGGATATAGTCAGCAACTCCTTTCAAGAATGCGAAGATCTGGATGCCTACACCAATCGGAAAGGAACTACGGATGATTGTAAGTCCTATGTTTACAAAGGCATAAAGGAGTGGGTAAACCTCTCTCAAGATAAGTCTGTTAGCGATACAGCATGGAAAATGGGCCAGCGCTATGCCTTCAACACACGTAATCCTATTGCCCATAAAAACGCATGGGATTTCAATGGGATGGCGGCCGGTATTCGCGTTGCTAAATCTCAAGGTTATTAAGTCATGGATGCGCCGAAAATCATCGGATCTTTCCCGTGTAAAAAAGTGGCTGGGCGATGATTTTTGACGTCCATAATATTATGGATGAACTGTTGCCAATTGCGCTAATTTTAACAAAATAATACTGGTTAACGCATTTTTTGAACCATCTGTACACAGTAGTTGTCTATACTTTACCTTAAAGGTAAACTCTGCGCTCCACTGATGTTCACTATGGGAGGGGATATGAGGGAAATCGTTAATCGTTACTTAGCCGCTGCCGGTAGTGTTATGGACATTATGCCGACTACAGATTACTGGCAATATGCTGCTTCTGGATCTGATTGTCGGGCAATAAGAAGTGATGTTAAAGTCATTGCAAGTGACATGAACAGAGTTATCAGGTATGAGTTCAAAACCCCGCAAGCAGGCGGCCGTTCTCAAAAAGCGTCAGGAAAACAAAGCGTCGCAAAAAGCCGTTCCTGATTCGGATGGTATCGACGAAAATATTGATTCCTCGGAATATGATGAGTCTCAGGAAGTAGTGGAAAAGCTGTCTGCAGTTGCCAACCTTGATCCTGAGCTAAAATCGAAGTTAACACCTGAACTTCTTGAGAGAGTTTCTAAGAATCCGAAGGTTATTGCCATGTTTCAGCAGGAGTCTTTTCAGGGACCACTCCCACCTCCTGCTATGCTCTTACAATATAATCAAATATTACCCGGCGGCGCTGAGAGAATTTTCAGGCTAACCGAAAAAGAGCAAGAGCATAGGCATAAGACGCAAAGCGATGCATTACTTGGTGCGGTTTCACGCGACAAACGTGGGCAATGGATGGGATTTTGCATTGCAATGGTAGTGCTTATAATGGCTGCGTTTTTTGCTAATCGCGGTAACACTTGGTTCGCAGGTACTCTTGCTACTTTAGATCTCGTAGGATTAACTACAGTGTTTGTTTATGGTAGGAAGAAACCTAAATAATCCATACATCCTTTCAAACCCGCTTCGGCGGGTTTTTTGCTTTCTGGAGCCTACTAAATGGCAGTATCTGACCAGACCCGCAGCGGCGACCTTGCCGAAACATTCAAATCTGAACGGGAAACAACAAAGAACCAGATCCGAGTCGCTTTGCCTGGCATCGTCCAGTCATTCGATCCTGACGCTGTGACGGCGGTTGTGCAGCCTTCTATCCGTTCGGTTGAAACGGATAACGACGGCAATCGCGTTACCAAAAATTACCCGCTGCTGGTGGATGTGCCGGTGGTATTCCCGCGCGGCGGAGGCTGTACGTTGACTTTTCCGGTAAAAGCTGGGGATGAGTGTCTTGTCGTTTTTGCCGATCGTTGTATTGATTTCTGGTGGCAGAGCGGCGGGATACAGGAGACGGTTGATGACAGAATGCATGATTTATCGGATGCGTTTTGTATCGTCGGTCCGCAGTCTCAGGCGCAGAAAATCAGCGGAATCAGCACCAGCGCCGCGCAACTGCGTACTGATGATGGCGCTGCGTTTGTGGAAGTGGCCGCAGGCCATAACATCACGGTTAAAACCCCAGGCGCGCTGACGGCGACAGCAGAAGGAGGAACCACGATCACATCACCCACCATCACGCTAAACGGCAACGTGACAATAAACGGGAATCTCTCTCAGGGGATGGGCGAAAGCGGCGGCACCGCGACGATGCTTGGCCCTGTCACGGTGACTAACGATATAAAAGCTGGTGGTAAGAGCCTGATTACGCACACGCACGGCGGAGTACAGACCGGCGGCGGTAACACAGGAGCGCCTAACTGATGCGATACAGACGTGAAGACGCCGATGGCGATTATACCTTTGGCAGCGGTGATGACACCTGGCTGATTAACTCACCGGAGGCCGTGGCGCAGGCGGTAAAAACGCGATTCGAATTGTGGTATGGGCAATGGTTTCTCGATACCACCGAAGGGACTCCGTGGATCCAGTCTGTGATGGGCAGGCAAAAACCGGAAACTTACAACCTAGCGATCAGAAAACGCATTCTGGAAACGCAGGGCGTTAAATCAATCCTCTCTTTCAATACGACGGTGGATACCACGACCCGACGTGTCATGTTTTCCGCTGAAATCGACACTCTCTATGGAATAACGACTGTTACATCGGAGGCGTAATGGCTCTGAACCTTGATTCTCTTGGTTTATCTGCAAAGGTAACCGCAGAGGGGATCAGTGCGCCTGATTATCAGACGATACTCAGCACCCTGATTAGCTATTTTCAGCAGATTTATGGCAGTGATGCCTACCTCGAACCGGACAGCAAAGACGGCCAGATGGTGGCTCTGATGGCGCTGGCGATTCATGATGCCAATAATATGGCGATAACTGTCTACAACTGTTTTTCACCGGCAACCGGCTATGGGGCTGCACTGACCAGTAACGTGAAAATAAATGGTATTTCACGTAAAGGCGCGACGAACTCTACGGTTGATTTGCTTCTTACAGGAACTGCCGGAACAACCATCATTAATGGCAGCGTGAAAGACAGTAATAATGTGATATGGCGTTTGCCTGCTTCAGTGGTGGTCGGCGTGGATGGTACAGTGATGGCGACCGCAACATGTTCCGTCAGTGGTGCAGTGGCGGCGCTGGCTGGAACTATCACTGAAATTAATACGCCAACCCGTGGCTGGGTTTCGGTAACTAATCCTGCTGCGGCTACTGTTGGCTCTCCGGCAGAAACTGATGCTGAGTTACGTATCCGCCAGTCGCAAAGTGTTGCGTTGCCATCAATAACCCCATTTGAAGCACTGGATGGTGCTGTTTCTAATGTTACCGGTGTAACCCGCCACAAACTCTATGAAAACGATACTGGTTCGGAGGACGGTAACGGGTTACCGCCACACTCTGTTGCTGTAATTGTGGATGGCGGTGATGTGACGGATATTGCTCAGGCTATCAGAGGGAATAAAGGCCAGGGGACAGCCACTCACGGTACAACATCCGTTACGGTTCCGGATAAATACGGCAATCCCCATGTAATCAAATTCTCGCGTTCCAGTGATGTACCTGTTTATGCCCGGATTAAATTAAAAGTTTTTACGGGTTATACCTCACAGATAGGGCAGCAGATCCAGCAGGCTATTTCCGACTATATCAATAGTCTGATGATTGGTGATTCGGTCCTTTTAAGTCGCATTTACTCACCGGCGAATCTTGGCGTGGTGAGTGGCGGGAATGCACGCTATTACGATATTCAGGAACTGACGATTGGGAAATCCCCGGGGGCTTTGTCGTCATCAAACATTGATATCAGATACAACGAATCTGCGTCCTGTACACCGGAAAATATCGTTATAACGGTGGAGTCATGAGCAAATACACCGAACTGATCACGAACTACCACGCCACCAAACCTAAATTTCTTGCACATGTTGATCTGATGACCCGGCCGCTTATTGATGTTGCGGCTGCCACCAGAGGGCTGATTACTGCATTTGATATTGACTCTGCGGTTGGTGTGCAACTTGACATTCTTGGATTGTGGATCGGACGTAGCCGTGTTGTCAGCCAGCCTATCTCAGGTGTCTATTTCAGCTGGGATACCGACGGGCTTGGATATGATCAGGGTGTATGGCAGGGGCCATACGATCCTGATTCCGGATACATGTACCTCAGCGATGAAACTTATCGTGTCATCCTTAAAGCGAAGATTGCGATTAATAACTGGGACGGACGGAATGATTCGCTTCCAGCAATTCTTGACGCGGCGACAGCAGGATCCGGACTGCGAATGCAGATAGTCGATAACCAGGACATGACGATATCGGTCTGGCTCTTTCCTGATACTGATATTTCAGATGTATCGCGTGAGTTAATTGCTGCAATTAAACAGGGATATCTCACAGTAAAAGCCGCCGGGGTTTGGGCGGGTGGCATTGAAACACCTTCGGTGGAAACTCCATCGGAAGGTTCAAAATTTTTTGGTTTTGATATGGATAACGAATTCATCAGTGGTTTTGATGTAGGGGCATGGGGAGTATTACTCTGATGGCGAAAAATGACTTTAAAGCGTTTGCAACTGATCGGAATGCCAATGTTATGTCGCAGGAGGAATGGGAAGCGTTGCCTGCGCTTTTATCCGGATTTACAGCAGGGAAAGCATCCAGTGCGCAAGTCAATAAGGTTATTCGGCAGGCCAGCTTTATTGCTGCAGCTCTGGCCCAGTTTGTAAGTGACAAAACGCAACGGGATGTGCTTGATAATGGTGATATGCCCGGTTTTGTTGAATTGCTGGGATCGGGGTTTGCTGTTGAATACCTGAGCCGCAAGAATCCGTTTGGCGATATCAAATCGGATGGCACGGTGAAAACGGCTCTCGAAAACCTTGGTTTATCAGACGTTTTACATAAGGGAAATTTTGGTGTCGGGAGTAGGCTGCAAGGTAGTGCAGCCGGGAATAGCCATGTCGGTGGATTCATGTATGAACCATATCAGGCGAACAATCTTTACCCGCTAAGTGTGGCTTTAATGCAGGCAGCAGGCCCGACATCGACAGAATGGGCGCAGCTGGCTGTTTCATATGGTGGGGCATTCAGAGCTTTCCTTGGGCGACAGACTTATAATGGAAATCCTGAAATCAGTGAGTTGTACCATGACCAGCGTAAGCCGTCTGCGTCGGATGTTGGTGCCCAACCTCTGAATGCAACTCTCACCACTCTTAGTGGAAAAGATGCGGCAGGATTAAGGAGCGTCCTAGGGCTTGGAACAACAGCCACAAGAAACGTAGGTACGGGAGCGTCACAAATACCTGATATGAGTTCGTTTTTAAGCGGATCTACAGCATCAGCTTTTTGGTACAAACTTCCTGGTGGCATGGTGGTGATGGGGGGTAATGCATCTGGAATCGCCTCTGGAACTGCAGGTAATGAGGTCTTCTTCCCAATACCATTCCCAAATGCTTGCTCAAGCGTTGTCGTGACATTAGTCAGCAACGGGTTATATGCCGACACAGTCTCGTTTAATACATATATCCCTGGAACTGACCGTTTTAACGTTTATACGAATACAAGCGGCACGTACGCTATTTATTACCTGGCGTTTGGGAGTTGATATGAACAATTACGTATGGTCAGCATTACATGTTTCATTTTTCCCTAAGGCGATGTTGCAAGATTATGAATCTGCCGGGCGGGATCTATCTGATATCATTGAAATTGATGATATGGTTTTTCAGACATTTACATCAGCGCCACCTGAAGGTAAACAACTAGGTGTCGTTAATGGAATGCCTTCTTGGGTAGACAGGTTAGCTCCACCTAATTCTGAACTGAGAAAATCAGCGCTTTCTTCACTTAGCAGCGAATATCAGGATGATATTGAGAAACTAAACAGGGTGTGGTTAGCTGCAGCCGTTAATGGTGGTGTTAATGAGACAGCAAAAAAGGACTCCGTCCTAGCACAGATCAATGCAAGAAAATTGCAGTATGCAAATGACAGGGCTGCGATTATTGCTCAATATCCTGTTTAATGGAGAAAATCATGGCAGATTCTAATGCGTCACCAGAAAACGAAAACCAGGCGTCAAATCCAGCCTCCGAGATAAGATTTTGCCCCATATGTGGAACGCAAATGTATCAGGGAGAGCGCTACGGCTTCCAATGCTGGATTTGCCCAGAGTGTGATTTTGATGAGCCAGTGTGATTATAAATCTGATATGGCATGCTAAATCATGCTGGGTGTTATCTTTCCATCCCAAAAGAAAGGGGCTTTTAGCCCCTTTCTTTATAATTTAACTTTCCTGCCAAGATTAATGAATGGCCTTTCTATCAATGCGTAACATAAAGATGAAATCACACAAACCATTCCAAAGCTGCCAATTAAATAAATAACCCTAAAGTCTTCTGGCTCATTTATTATATTACTCGATGCATCCAAGTGAAAAGCGTGTACAAAACAACGCTGTGTAAAACATAAATGCTAAAACTGGCGTTTCCAAGCCTTACGAAACCATTAAATGATAGCACGCCAAATAAATTGGCTCCTTTGCATATCGAAAATAGCATGCAAAAATACCATGGCAGCATAGTGGTCGAGTATAGCTCTGGTTGATAAGTGAAAATCCCAACCAAACTGACCAATAAAATAATCTCGCATGTTATTTTATTTAGCCTAACCTTACCAATTAGTTCATAACACAACATACCCGCAACAAATAATATACATATTCCTGCTTTTATATTGTTAAGTGCGGGTATGAATCCAATTAAGTAAACAAATATAAACATCAGAGCCAGAACAAAAGCTGTTCCATTTTTTCTGAAGAGATATAGTAACGGCAGAGAAAAATAGAATCCCCATTCCCATTGCAGCGTCCAAAAGACACCAAGAAAAATCCAAGAGTCCTTGAAGTAGTTCATTGGTGGATAATTGTAAAATAATCCCATATCCATCCACCTAAATACGTCCTTTGCATGTAGGTAATTTGATGGGTTTGGGTAGTTTGTTAAATACAATATTATGACTATAGAAATCAGTGCGGTGAATATTGTAGCGGGAGCTATCCTAAATAATCTATCTTTGTATAGATTGACCCAGTCAACATCTTCCTTTTTAGAAATTTTCCCCCAGAATAAAAACGCAGTTATCATAAAGAAGATCGACACTGCAAACTGAGCTATGTAGCTTATGTCGTTGTATATTGTTTCCCACTTTCCGGTCGTGATATATCTTACAAAATAGTCAGAATGAAAAATAGCAACAAATGAAGCAAGAAAATATCTCAATCCATCCATGCCAGTATTTCTCTTGGCATGTACCTCATCATCAAGATACTTGAATATAGGCAAAGAAAAAACCATGCCAATAAATATGGTTATGCCGAAAATGTATAAATATTGGTGCTCAACCATTAGACTGCCCTGTGGAATCATAAAAATACATTATAGCTTTGATATTGACAATTAGTCCATAAAGCTGGTTTTTGTAAATTACCGTTCTGAAAGAACTTAGAGTATAGAGCACACGCTATCAAGACTCGGGAGTAACCCCCACTGCAGAGTGGGCGATGGATTGTTGGGGTAAATGCTCAGACAAACATAGCATTCAGCATGGCTAGGAATTTTGAGGATTAAATTTGCAGCATTTATCTTCACTTAAGCCTTTTCTCACTTGTTGCTCTTGATCGATGCCGCAGATCGGTAATGCTGTATGTATATACAGTAACTATCGGAGGTGCATCATGGGATTCCCGAGTCCAGCGCAAGACTACGTTGAGCAGCGCATATCATTAGACCAGCGCATCATAACCAGGCCAGCTGCTACGTACTTCATGCGTGCCGGTGCGACGCATTATCGTGAAGGTATCCTGAGGGGTGCTTTGCTTGTTGTAGACGCATCATTGAGCCCGTGTGATGGGTCATTGCTGGTTTGCGCTGACGGAGGAGAGTTCCGCATTAAAAGATATCGCATCCACCCAGAGCCTCACCTGGAGAATCTGGGTAATGGCAAGCGAGAGAGGTTGCCTGACAAGAATGAAGCATCAGACACATCGCGTCCGGTGTTCGGGGTGATCACCTACATCATCAACGATGCTCGCTCTGGCGAGTTCGACGACTGCCCGGTGATGTAGGTGGCGCTATGCCACCTTTTCATCAAGCCAGTCCGCCCACCACTGCATCATTTCTCTGCGCTTATCGAGATACTGAGCGTGGTTGTAAATACCGCGCACAGATCCGCCGTTGGCATGTGCCAGTTGCATTTCAATAGCATCAGCAGGCCATTCGTTCTCGTTCATAATCGTGCTGAATTCATGCCTGAATCCGTGACCGCTTTCCAGACCCTCATAGCCGATTTGTTTGATCACAAGCAATACCGCGTTCTCGCAGATTGGCTTCTTCTTATCGTTGCGCCCGGCAAAAACAAACTCTGAGACTGGTTTGGTGATTGAGCTTAGCGTAGTGAGAAGTTCAACCACCTGGTCTGACATCGGGACCACATGAATTTTGCGTCCCTTCATCACACTGGCGTCGATGGTGATAATCCTGTTTTCAAAATCGACGTTCTTCCATAGCATGGAACGAAGTTCTTTTGTTCTGAGGGCTGTGTAGCGTAAAACTTTGGTTGCAATGAGCGATACGATACTTCCTGAAAATGTTGCCAGTGCTTTGTTGAATGCAGGCATCTGGTCTGCTGGAAGGAACGGGAAGTTCTTCTTGCGGTATCCTTTCATGGCATCTGCAAGGTCAGGTGCCGGGTTATATTTAGCCCTTCCGGTGACAATAGCGTAACGAAAAACCTCGCCGCATCTTCTGCGGGCTTTGTTGGCTCGCTCCATTGCACCGCGATCTTCAAATCTGCGGATTACTTCCAGCAGTTGCATCGGCTCAATATCCTGAATCTCAAGACCGCCGATGATGGGTAAAATGTCGTCATCAAACATTTTGGCAAGTTCAGTTGCATAGCCTACTGACCAGACTTGCTTCTTGTGCTCGTACCATTCCTTGTAAATCGCACTAAATGAATTGTTGTTAGACGAAGCCTTTTTCGCCTTTACCGGATCGATGCCAACCGAGATGTCTTTCCTCGCAGTCCATGCCTTATCCCTTGCTTCCTGCAAAGTCATAAGCGGATATTTTCCGACGGTCAGGATTTTCTCCTTACCGTCAATCTTGTAGCGAAGCTGCCATACCTTTTTCCCTGACACAGGGACATAAAGGTACAGGCCATTACCATCGAGAAGGCGGTATGGTTTTTCTTTCGGCTTTGCTGCTTCAATCTGCTTAACGGTGAGCAT